CGACTACAAAGTTATTTAGAAAAATGTTAAAGAAAATGAGAAAATCTCTTAATTTACCTGTGGTTAAGAATGAGAAAAAAGCGATTAAGCAGGTGTTTGATTTGTTGGTGAAACTGTATAAGAATAGTGAGGTGAAGAACTCATCTACTAATGAGAAAACAGTTAAAATAGCAAAAGATAGTCTTTTGCACAGAATCTTATTAGATAAATAGCGAGAACCGCTTAAGGAAAAATAAGAGCGTAAGTTATTTAATATGAGTTTTATTTAAGATGGAAAAAACTAAAAAAGCTAAAGAGCTAGAAGTTTCCCTTGAGACTTTGCAAAAATCAATTGCTAAATATCAAGAAAAAAACTCTAAAGAAATGGAAAAAACAATCAATGCTTTAGAGGATAAAATATCTAAGTTAGAAGAACAAGTTAAAAACGAAAAAATAGAATATCCAGAAATGGGTGTTGCTAGCAAAGCAAGTGTTGACGACGTTTCTATTAAATATTTTCAAATGTTAGCAAGAAAGGACAAAGCTGGAATTCAAAAGCTTTGTTTAGAAACTGCTAAAGATGTTGAAGCAGAAAAGAAAGCACTTGTCGGTGGTAGTAATCTTGTACCTGCACCAGTTAGAGCACAAATATATGAAGTTGCTACTAAGTATGGTGTATTACGTAGGAATGCATCTGTATTTCAGATGACTTCTGATACATTGAAACTTCCAACAGCTGGAAATGATTTAACACTTACAGATACAAGTGCTGGTGTTGCTTACACAAGCAAAACAGTTACAGTATCAAGTGCTACACTAACAGCAGTTAAAAGTACTGGTTATATTGATTTAGAAGAAGAAACGTTAGCAGATGCTAATATATCAGTTCTAAATTATATATATGAAGTGTTTGGACGTGCAGTAGGTAAATATGAAGACACCAAAGGGTTTACAGATGGTACAGCGGGTATATTAGCTACTGGTACTGCTTATACACTAGGTGCTAGTGACGATGCGTTTGAAGATTTAGACTTTACCGATTTAAGTGCAATTCCTGTAACATTGAGTGAAGGGCACAGAGACGGAGCTAAATTCTATATGCATGCTACTATCTTAGCTATGTTACAGCAAAAGCAAGATAGCAATAACAACTTTATATTCAGTCCACCGGGGGCAGATATGCCGGGTAGAATATGGGGTTGGCCATACGAGACCTCTGAGGTATTACCTGATACTGGAGACAGTGCAGCGGATACAGAGTTTATGGTATTTGGAAACTTGAAGAATTATGCAATGGGAGTTAGAACACCACTGAATTTAAGTCTTTTAGACCAAGTTGTTGCTACTAATGGTAAGGTGCGAGTATTAGCTATGCAAAGATTAGCGTTTGCGATGATGAATGCTACTGATGTATTAGTTGTTACTACACACGCCTAATATTATTTAGAGGGGGGCTTTTGCTCCTCTCTAATATATTTAATTTAATAAAAGGGATAAATGGCAAAAACAGAAAAAAAGAATGTTTATGTTTTACAAAGGCCTGCGATTATTGAGGGTAAGAGATATAATGCTACAGAAACTGTAGAGCTTACAAGGGCGGTTGCACAAGGTTATGGTAAAACGTTAAAATATAAAAAACCAGCTAAAGTAAAGAAAAGCAAATAAATGGCATATATATCTAAAACAGAGGTTAAATTGGACTTGGGAATATCTGATACTACCTATGATACTATTTTAGATGCGTATTGTGATTACGCTACAGGCATTATAGATAGTTATCTTGGTAGAAGTTTAGAGCAAGACGATTATACCGAGAAGTTTATAACTAAGGTTACTGAGTATCCAGATTTGTATACTTTGAAGTATTTACCCTTAAACAACATAACCTCTGTTAAAATAGACGGTACCGCTTTAGATAGTGATGAATACGAAGTTAGAACAAGTCAAGGTGTAGTTTTGTTATTACAATACACAACTGGTGCAGAGGTAGAAATTGCCTATAATGCTGGTTACGCAAGTGATAGCATTCCAGATGATATAAAATTTGTTGCTAGGAGACTTGTTGCTACTTTATTCCAAAACAGAGATGGTACGATAGTATCTAGCGAAAGTGCGGGTAGTTGGGACATTTCTTTTACTAAACAAGATATTACAGCGAGTCTTAACAAGCTAATTGAGAGCTTTTCTAACATATTAGATAGATATATAAATGTTGCCATTTAATAAATTAAAGACCGATACGTATACACTGTATAGATTAGATAGAAGTGTCAACCCTCCTGCTTATAGTTCTGAAGGCACAATTGAGATTGCGATACAAGCTCAAGAGAATGTAGTTAGAGCTATGGATAGTGAGATGATGAAAAAGTTTAATGCTTTTACAGAATACGATGTTGATATCAAAAGAGGTGATAAGATAGATGGTGCTTTAGGTAAATTTATTGTTGAAGGTGTTGCAAAACATAATGCGAATATTGTTAAGCATTTAGAAATAACTTTAGAACGTATTACAGATGAGTGAGCATATTAAAGTAGAGTTAAGTGAAGACTTAAAAAAGTTTATGCGAAGAATGACACCTACGGGTATTAAAAACTTAATGTATAAGATAACTAGTTTTTATGCTTTGAAATTGCAAGGTACGGTGGTTAAGAATATTGACCACGGTCCAAGTGGATATAAAATATCTGATACAGGTAAATTAAAACAGAGTGTGCATATTAGGAAACTAACTAACGAGGTAGGTTACAAGGTGGTTGCGGAAAAGGATTATGCATTAACGGTGGAAACTGGCTCTAAGCCACATTATCCACCATATAAACCGTTATCATTATGGTTAAAAAGAAAGTTACATGTTCCTATTAGTAGATTATATATAGCTACTAAGGGATTACAACGTAAGATAGCAAGATTTGGTACTAAACCACATCCGTACTTAAAACCGAGTGCAGACTGGTTACGTTCTAGGTTAAATAGAATGGGCGAACAGTTAGCTAAATTTATAGAAAGCAGCTTATGAAAGCAAATGATTATATAACTTGGATAAATTCTATTATAAATAGTGTACTTTCGCAGTATGCTAAGACATATCCAACTGCTGATTTTGAGAGTGTGCCAGCAATGACACTTTTATGCAGTGGAATAAACAGTGACTTATTTTCTACTAATAATACTAAGAACACGTATAGTTTTACGATTGAGATAGCTTATCAGATAGAAAAAGGTTATGATTTGGCTTCTAATGAAAGTACGTTAATTGATAATTTAGAAAGTGTATTTGCAGAGATTAGAAAGGTTGCAAATAGAACAACTGGAGTTGTATCTGGAGATATAGTAAAGAAGGTAGACATGAAGATTGGATTTGACAATATGGCTGGTATGGTTGTACGTTATGGACGTATTTTAATTGACATAGAGGCTATTATTTAATTTGTGTTATACTTCAGTATGGTAGATAAAAAGAAAAAAGAAAAAAAGGACAAAAAGGTTAGACTTAAGTCAGTGTATTATTTCCCAAAGTATGGAGTTGTCGCGCGTGATGAAAAGTCTGCCAAAAGAAAAGTTAAATCAAATAAGTTAATTAAAAAATAAGTATGATTATCGCAGGACAACAATATCTAATAGGATTAAAAAAAGAAAGTACACGAGGTACAGCAGTAGACCCAGATAGTGGTTACTGGATACCTTGGACAACCGTAGATGTTAAACCTAATCAAAAGAATAAAGAATTAGAACAAGCTATGGGTAGAATTACATCGCTTAAAGACATCAAAGTTCTAGGTTGGAATACTAGTATATCTTTTGAAATGGCTTTTGATAGAAAGCTTATAAAAGAATTATTGGAGGGGCTTTATGGTGCAATTAGTACATCTAGTGATGACCCAGAAAGCGGTGTTAATACTCACACGTTTACGGTTGCAAATACAAATGTAGAATATCCAAGTTATACAATTACGTTATATAATGCACAACAAGAACAGCAATTTGTTTTAGGCACGATTAAGAGCTTAACAATACCTCTTAAAACCGATGATATACCTATGGTTAAAGTAGAGTTTTTGGCTAATAAATATAATAACGTGAGTGGTAAAACTGCTAGTTATCAGACTTCTAATAGTATATTTAGTGCGCTTGATGCAAACTTTTATATAGCAGATACATATAGCAATATTGGGAGTGCTAGTGCAATTAATATTCAATCCGCGGAAATAACCTTCGAAAGGACGTTAGTCGGTGTGCAATATCTAGGGAACGATACATATGGGAATATTGTAACTACAGATTTTAAAGCTAGTTGTAAGATTGTTTTACCTTATAGTGCTAACACTTATAATACGTTATATACAGGACATACACAAAGAGCAGGTAGAATAAAATTAGTAGATAGTGACGAAACAATTGGTAGTTCTATAAACCCTACCGCACAGTTCGATTTTCCTTTAGGTTATATTCAAGAGAGGGCAGAAAAAGCATCTATAAAAGAAATAGTTGGAGAAGAGTTTACTTTCCAACCGATAGATGATACTACAAATGATATATCTAGAGCAGAGTTAATAACTGATGTTTAAATAATCTTATTAGGTAAGCAAAATGATACTAAAAACAACGAAATACAATATAGAGGTATATGACGGTATGCCATTAAAATTATTAAGGGAATATAAGATTATAGCTTTAGAGTTGGCCAGTGAAGGTGGTAGTGATGTTGAAATTGGGCTTAAGTTGTATGCGAGGTTGTTAAAGGTTGATTGGTTTAATAAGTTGATTAAGAAAATTACAGATAAGGATAATAAAGAGTTAGATATTTCCGTATTAGAGGAAATGGAAGATGAAAAGGATTTAGCAAAACTAGAAGAGTATTTTAGCGAGGCGGTTGCCAAGGCTGGTGTCTTATTAAACGGTGGTTCAAAAAAAAAGGAGTAAATAGGGCGGATTATTTTGAGGCTTTGCTTAAATACGGTTCTAATAGAATTCCCAAGAGAGTTTATGAGTTTGATGAGGAGTTTCAGAAGGTGGCAATTTGTGAGCGTATGCATTGGACTGGAGAGCAGTATGATAATCAAGATGCTATGTTTATCAATAATCTTGTGTTATACTTAAGTATATTAAATAAGCTTGAAAGTAAAGAAGATGGCGAATTATAATGCAGAAATAATCGTAAGTGCGATTGATAATGCAAGTGGGAGTTTTTCTAAAATATCGAATAATCTAAAGGGTATTGGTGCCAGTGCTAAGAAGTTTGGACAAGGTATAAAAAATTTTGCAGGAACGACGTTAGATTTTGCTAAAAAGGCAGGTATTGCTATAGGTGCAATTGGTACGGCTACTGTTCTAATGGCAAAACGTGGAGGTAAGGTATTAGATATTCAAAAAGGTTTTATTAGAGGTTTTGGGAAAGATGTTGAAAAGAATTTAGATAGGCTTCGTTATGCTGCTAAGGGAACGATTACAGATTTTGATTTAATGCAGAGTGCTAACAGGTCTGCATTATTAGGTGTTACAAAAGATAGTGGTAAATTGGCAAAGTTATTAGAGGTGGCAAGGGTCAGAGGTAAGGAGATGGGAACGACGACTACACAAGCGTTTAATGATATTGTAACTGGTATAGGACGTACACAACCTTTAATTCTAGATAATCTTGGTATACAAATTCCTAACGCGTTAAAGAAAACAATGAAGGGGATGACTGAGGCTCAGAAGAAACAAGTGTTAATGAACGCGGTTATTAAAGATGGACAGAGGATTTTAAAGGCTTATAAGGGAGATACAGAAAATGCCAGTGACGGAATAACTAGATTTACAACTACGATTGCTAATATTAGAGACGAGATAGCTGTTAAGATGGCTCCTGCGGTATCACGTGCTATGGATTTTTTAGCAGATGCTTTAGGTAGTTTTTTTGAGAGCTTGAAGAGGTGGTATTCTGAGAATAAAGATACAATAGATGCTTTTGTTAGAGGTATTAAAGACGGTTTTAAGAAGTTATATGAATGGGGTAAGAAAGCTTGGGACGGTATTAAAGAGGCTTGGAAGTTGTTTAAAGAGGAGTTGAAAAAGCAAGGGGTATTGGATAAAACTAACAGTGCTTTAGACCAAATGCGAGGATATGTTGACGATGTAGTAGAGGCGATAAAGCCGTTTTTCGAATGGATTAAAAAGAACAAAAAAGAGATAATAGCTTGGACTGTTAAAATAATTAGATTTGGAATTTTCTTATTTAAGGTAGGTGTTCTTATGGCTCGCGTGGGCGTTTTAATTACAAAGTGGTCATACAGGATTGGTAGGTGGCTGATTAGGGGAATAGTTTCTCCGATTCGGAGGGTTATTGGATATTTTCGCAAGATGTGGGTACAAGGTAAAAAATATTTTTACAAACTAATGAAGTTATTCGGACGTACTATAACTGCCAAGGTTAGATTAAAAATCAGTGGGGCTGGCAAGAGTGCAATTAACTTAGCCCTAGGAAGGCACGCAGGTGGTGGAGTTGTTAGAACACCATATCAGATTGTTGGTGAAAGGGGGCCAGAGTTGGTTCAATTACCTTATGGTAGTCGAGTGCATACGGCTACTGAAACTAAAAAGATATTAAATAATAGTAGTAGTAAAAATACTTACAATGTGAGCTTAAATATAAACGGTTACAATCAAGACCCACGCAAATTGGCCAATATGATAATTGATAAAATAACTAATCTTAATAAGATTGGTAAATATAATATGTTTTAATAAAAAATGAGTAAAGTCCTGATAGACTACGGTGGATTATGTTTAACTAATAATAAGTTTAGTTGTAGTGCTAGTACTGAGCCAAGTGCAACGCCTAATAGATTTAACTTGGTTAAATTTGTGAGGAATGCAGGAGGTGTGATAACAAACAAGGTGCCTGACACGAAAGATATTGTTCTAAAGGGAAATATAACGGTCCCAGACGATGGTTCAACACTCAAACAACGTCGAGATGAATTGGTCAGTAATCTAAATGAGGACTCGCAGAAGCTTACTATCTGTAGAAAATTTGTAGAGTATGATGTGAGCACTGGGACTTTAACAAGTAAATACGATAGTTCTGTACAAAGTGATTTTGTAAATTTATTGAATAATGGCACATTCGAAAGTGATTTTTATTGGGTTTATAGTGATGGTTCTGGCTTTACACAAACTCCGATTCCCTTGGGGTCTTCTTATGCTCATACTGGAACCTATGGAGCTGTACTTGCTAGTTCTGATGAATATTTACTTCAAGTTAATGTTTATCTAGAGGCTGGAGAATATACCTTGCGGGGTAGAATTTATAATCCTGATAG